CTAAGTTGTTTGGAGTGCAAGTAGCCGCTATGGTTTCATAAAAAGATTTGCTTTTTACAAAGGTTAAAAAAGAAGCCAAAATTATTACGGCGTATCCCAATTGGTTGTGGGTGAGGTATTTTAGTATTATGCGGGCACCGTCTAGTCTTATGAAGAATATTGAGAGCGCAGTGAACCATTCTCTTAGTAATAGGTGGCAGATGACGAGTAAGACGACCTTAATTTTGCTTGGGGAGTAAAGAGCTTGCATAATCACTGTGATTTTAGCCAGTAGTACGAAAACGTTGAACAGTAGGGGTAAGTGAGTGGCCGGAGTCAGAACGAAAGCGAATAAAATGAAATAAATTAAAAGGAGAACGTAGCTAAAATCTTTTAACAAGTGCTTCTTAAAATATGTCGGGTTGAAAGTGTAAAGAGCCCGGACAATTGTGTGAAAAACACATTTAAACATATTGTTGTTTAGATAGACTACTGATGGTTGATGTTGAGGCCCTGGTTCTTCGATGTCTTGAAATACCACTGGGATTTCGTTGTCTATATCTTCTAAATATGAGAAGTCGCTGCTAACTGTGGCGTACTGTTGGGGCGTAAGTTTCTTCTTTTGACTGCGTTTACAACAGTTGGCGAAAGTATTTTTCTGTTGTGTCCACCATTGACTCCAGGCATGCTTGTGGGTGTTGAAGTCGGGCACCTCTGGTACGTCTGGCAACTCTGGCATGTCGAAAAATGGCCAAAAGGTGACAAGACTTAACTTCATTGCGGCCAGTAACCTGACGAACATTTCGCGGATTGGTTTGTAGGGGGTTTGGCGGCGGGCGATGTAGCTCTCGATTGCTTGGACTGATGCGCCGTTTTTAATTGCAGCATTATTTGTAAAGTTTTCAACGAGGGTCATGCGTTGTTCGGCTACGTATTGGTACGCTAGGATAACTAAAGGTGTGACGTCTTGTGTGTTGACCCATAGGTTGGCTTCGGGGCTGTGTTTATCAACTTCAGCTTTGCTTAGAACCTCGTTCATTATGTATCTGTGCGTGGATAAAAGGCTTTCAGGCTTATAAACGTTGGGTACTTTGGCCACGATTTTCATGAAAGTCGTTGTTGGTATCATAAAGTCAGCGTTCTTCTTGTAAAGGTTGAGCTGATCCTGTTCAAAGAGTTTACCGGTTTCTGCTTGCCAGTGGTAAATATAAGCGTTTTCGAAGTGGAAATAAGATGAGAGTTTTGAACTAGTCTGGCCTGCCATTACTCGAAGTTCAAGCATATCGTCGACTAACTTGTGGCTCGCTAGGTGGTTGAAGAAGGATAATAGCCCAGTGCTCTTGTAAGTTATGGCGTTGTCCCATTCTGGAAAACTGGGGTTAACGTCGATTGTTAGCCTATTTAATTGACGGGGCGGCGGTGTGGGGGTAGGCTCGATTTTGGCGCTATCCAACTTGGTTAGACGGAAAAGCCCGTAATGATGTTCTTTTTCCATTAGTGGTAACGTAATTACGGGTTCCCAAATGAAAGTGTGTTTGTACCCATCTACTACTTTGGAATAACTATGCACCTGTTCTACATTGTGTGGGCGAAGATAAAATAAGTTGCTACATAAGGGTGCATGAGTATATGGAGTTGAATTGCCGTGGACTGTGAAGGTGACGTGGTCTCGTTTGCTCTGTGTATCAATGACTGCTTCGCCAAGGGTGGTCTTGTGTATGCCGTCTGCGAATACATGCCCTGTTATATAACATTTTTCCATTTTCCCTTCGATCAGGCGTTTTTCTACTCCTTCTACGACACCGGGGTAATAAAAACTGTCAATACTATAACCATATCTTTTTATTTGGTGGCCAGCAGCTGAGCTGTTTCTGTCTCGATTAGTCGCATTGTCGGGGAGACAATCGCAATTGGTTTCAGCTCCACATACGCAATAAGTTACGGCTATATTCTTTCCTTGTTTTATCAATTTGTCTCTTACTTGTAAGGCACGTTCCATGTATTTCTGGTTGCGATCTAAATCGGCTTTGCGTCCTATGGGGTCGTCTGTTGAGGGTATCCAGTTATATGCATGAAAATTGACTTCCTGTTCTGTGCTACGAGCTATATTGTGGCCAAATCCTAGATGTATCGCTTCTTGGAAAAATTTGTTTTCGTGGCGTGATAAATCATATGCCCACTTCTCTAACATAGCGCGGAGGTGGGCCAGG